CGACCTGCTCGACTCGACGCGGCGCCGCTCGTGACGGTCCAGCAGACGATCGTTCTACTGAGCGTGATCGGCTGGCCCGCCGTGGCCCTGTTCGCGCTGTGCGCGGCGATCGTGGCCGGGGTGGCGTTCTGGTGCCCGCGCGGCACTGCAGCGCGCCTGCGGGCCGGGGAGGCGGCCGTGGCGGCCAACACGGCGGCCCTGGTCGAGCTCCGGATCCGCATCGATCGCCTGGACGCGGCCCGGTCGAGCGAGGCGCAGGGCACCTGGCGGCCGGGGATGGGGCGGTAGTGAGCGCGTTCCACGGTCCACCGCTCGTGCTGTGCGACTGCCCGATGGGGCCGGGCAAGCGCTGCGGCGCATGGGCGTGCGCGCGCTTCGGGTGCGACTGCCCGCCGCCGAAGGGCGCGTGGTGCGAGCACTACCACGTGGAGTTCGCTCTGCATCCCGCCTCCGAAGTCCAGCAGAAAACCCTGGAAACCGAAGGCACCGGGGGAGTTTCGTGACGATCGCGCTCCTCGAGTTCGCCGCGTGGCTCGGAGCCGTCGCGAACATGCGCGGGCGCTGCCCGTACAAGCCCCGGGGCTGTGTCAACCGGTGCCCGGACGCATGGCGGTGTCGCGAGTGATCGCCCGCCTCCTGCACGCCTTCGACATGCTCGTCTGCTGGGCGGTCGGCCACGCCGGCCTCGGCTCCATCTGCCACCGCTGCGGCAACCGCTACCGGAGAAAGCTGTGACGGCGGTCGTGCTCAACGTGATCTCCATCGGCAGCGTGCTGCTCGTGCTCGCGGTGTTCGGATTCCTCGCCTGGGGCATCGTGCACGCGACCATCCGCGAGGCCGTGCTCACCGCGCTGCGCCAGTGGGACAAGGAGCGCGAGCGGTGATCGGCGTGCTCGAGCTGCTGGCCGTCATGTCGCGCATCCTGCGCTGGCGCGCCTCGCTCTCGGGCCACGACCCGCGACCGCAGGACGGGCCGCCGCCCAAGGTGACGCAGGAGTGGAACAGCACGGGCACGCGCATCGTGTGGAGGCTCGCGTGATCGAGCTGCGCTTCTACCTCATCGCCACGCTCGGGACTGCGCGCGCCTACCAGGCGAGCGTGATGCTCCCGAACGTCCCGCGGCAGGGCGACACCGTGATGCTCAACAGGCGGAAGTGCACCGTGTCGGAGATCGTCTGGAACGTCGAGCTCGGGCTCGCGACGATCGGTGACGTGATGCTGGAGACGCCGTGACGCCTCTCGCCGACAAGCTGCTGCCGCACGTGCTGCACGTCGTCGTTCTCGTGGTGATCGGGCTGTGCCTCTGGAAGTCGGGGCTGCTGTCGTGAGCACCGACGCCGCCGAGCGCGCTCGGATCCGCGTCGCCTTGGCGCAGCTCTACGTGCTGATGGAGACGTGCCCGCGCCAGGGGCTGGAGTTCATGCTGGCGCACATGCCCGACGACGCGCGGCAGGATCTCGAACGCAACGTGCTCGACTTCATCCGCGACAAGATCGCCGAGCATGGAGTGCTGCCGTGACGCCCGAGTACGGCACGCTCTCCCGCGCCAAGCTGCTCACCATGCGCGCGGACTACAACCCGCGCACCATCACGCCGCAGCAGAAGGAAGCGCTCGGCCGCTCGCTCGGCGTGTTCGGGTTCGTGCAGCCCATCATCGTCAACCGCCGCTTCGAGCGGATCGTCGGCGGACACCAGCGCGTGGAGGTGGCACCCGACGGCGACCTGCCCGTCGTCTGGGTCGACCTGGACGAGGCCGGTGAGCGGCAGCTGAACCTCGCGCTGAACCGCATCCACGGCGAGTGGGACGACCTGAAGCTGCGCGCGCTGCTGGTCGATCTGGACACGCGCGGCGCGGACCTGACGCTCACCGGCTTCACCGAGGACGAGCTGCGCGCGCTGCTGACCGTCGAGACCGTCGGGCTGACCGAGCCCGACGACGCGCCGGCGCTCGGCGAGAGCAGCGAGAACGCGCAGGGCGTGCTGTGGGAGATGGGCCGGCACGTGCTCGTGTGCGGCGACTCGACCGACGTGGCCGTGCTCGAGAAGCTGATGGACGGCTACCGCGCGGACCTGGTGCTGACGGACCCGCCGTACAACGTCGCCTACAACGGCGGCGGCAAGCGACGCGAGATCGCGAACGACGACCAGACCGACGGCGACTTCGCCGCGTTCCTCGCGCGCGCCTTCCACGCCGCGCTCTCCGTCTCGAAGGACGGCGCCGGCGCGTACGTGTTCCACGCCGACACCGAGGGCGCCAACTTCCGGCGCACGTTCGTCGAGAGCGGATGGCGGCTCGCGCAGTGCTGCGTGTGGGTGAAGAGCAGCCTGGTGCTCGGGCGCTCCGACTACCACTGGCAGCACGAGCCGTGTCTGTACGGCTGGAATCAGGACGGGGCGCACCGTTGGTACGGCGACCGCAAGCAGACGACGGTGTGGCACTTCGACCGCCCGCAGAAGAGCGACCTTCACCCCACCATGAAACCCGTCGCGCTGCTCGAGTACCTGCTCGGCAACAGCTCGCGTGGCGGCGACGTCGTGCTCGACCCGTTCGGCGGCTCGGGCTCGACGCTGATCGCGTGCGAGAAGGCAGGTCGTGCTGCGCGCCTGGTCGAACTCGATCCCAAGTACTGCGACGTGATCGTGAAGCGGTGGGAGGAGTTCACGGGGCAGCAGGCGGTGCGACATGGCTGAGATCGCCAACGCCGCCGCGGTCGCCCAGATCCTCGGCCTCGACGAGGCGCAGATCAGCGCGCTCGTAGCCACCGAGGTGCTGCCCCGCCCCGAGCGCGGACAGCTCGACCCGCTGGCCTGCGTGCGCGCCTACACCCAGCACATGCGCGACCTCGTGGCGCAGCAGACGATCACGTGGACCGAGGCGCGGCGCCGCTACGAGTGCGAGGGCGCGAACCTGTCGTCGCTGGCGCCGCTGATCGGCGTCTCCAAGCAGCGCGTGCACCAGCGCGCCCGCAACGAGGGCTGGATCGACAAGCGTGAGGCCGTGGCGCAGGCCACCGCCGAGGCCATCCGCCGATTCGTCGCGCGCGACACTGAGGCCGTGCTCGCGAACATCGCCGAGAAGCACACCATCTCGCGCGACCTGCTCGCGATCATCCGCAAGCAGACGGAGCTGGCGCGCGAGGACAAGGCCAACGTGCGCACGTGCCTGGCGCTGCGCCACCTCTCGTTCGCGCTGCGGACCATCGAGGCGATCGACTCAGGTCTCGCGGGTCTGCGCGAGGGCGACTGGCGACCGCGCAAGCCCAGCGGCGAGAAGCTCCCGCCGCTGCCCACCGACTTCGACTTCTTGGAGGCCTTGACCAAGAGCAAGACGAAGCAGCCGCAGGAGATCCAGTGATCGATCCAGCGACCGAGCACCTGCCCGCCACCCAGGGCGCCGTCGACAACGCGTACGAGGAGCGCAACCGCGTCGTCGCGCTGCTCGCCTCGATCTTCCCGAGCAGGCGGTGCAAGACGCACATCGACGGCTGGGACCCGACGTGGTTCAACTGCGTGTTCATCGACCTGCCGACCGGCCAGGCGAGCTGGCACTACCACGACCGGGAGGCGCACCTCTTCGCGCACGTGCGCGAGGCGGACGCGACCTGGGACGGGCACACGACGGCCGAGAAGTACGAGCGCGTCGCCGAGTGCGCTCGGCGCGCTGCCACACCCGAGTTCGAGTGGCTGCCGCTCGTCGCGAAGGATCCGGCGTGACCCGACTCCGCGACCCCCGCCAGGCCGCCGCCATCCTCCGCCAGCGCGAGCTGGAGCAGCAGGCCGCCGCCAAGCGGCAGGCCGAGCACAACGCGCTGCTCGCACGCATGCCCGACGACCTGCGCGAGATGTATCAGGTCGGCCTCGGCGTCGACTTCGTGTGCGGACTCCTGAAGCGCGGGATGTTCCCGAACGACACGCACGACAGCGTGCACGAGGGGATCGCGTTCATGACCAAGCACGTGCACGCGCTGGACCAGACCATCTGCGCGCACCCGCGCTTCGCCGAGTTCTTCCCTGAGCAGGCGGCCAAGCTGGCCGCGCGGAACGCCGCGCGCGAAGCGCTGGAAAAGCCCGCTCCGCAGCTCGTGGGCCCCGACGGCGCGCCGCTCGACCTGGCCGCCGCGCCGGGGATCATCCACGTCGACGACCCGGGGATGCACTGATGGTGCGGTCGCTGGGGTCGACCGAGCTCGTGATTACCGGGCGGCCGAAGGCGCTGACGCTGCACTACATCCTCGGCGATCCGTCGGTGCGCGTCTCGCCGCCGGTGGACGGGATCATCCCGTTCCCGTCCGACCCCGACGCGGGCCGCAACCGGTACACGGGCGAGCGTCTGCCCGTCCGCCGCCTCTTCGGCTTCGGGGGGCCGTGGTGATGCAGTGCACGTGCACCGACCCGCGCTCGTTCTGCTCGGCGTGTCCGCCGGAACGGCGCGCGCAGCACGACGTGCGCCTCGCGCCGGCGGGCCTCGCGCGCATGCCGATCGCGAACCAGCGGGAGCGCATCGACGAGGACATCGCCTTGAAGCTCACGGGCATCGTGCGCGAGCAGAAGCGCATCGTCGCGTGGCTCGAGCAGATCGCGGCCGGGCACCCGGACTGCCCGTGCCCCCACTGCGCCCACCTGCGTGCGGGGGAGGCCAAGTGATCCGCCGCGAGTACGCCCTGTGCGCCCTGCTGCTCGGCATCGGCCTGGCGCTCGTGCTGGTGAGCGGGTGCGGGGGCGAGAGCGCGAGCGGGCCGCAGGCGACGCCAGCGCCGGCCAAGCCCGCGCTCCCGTGCGCCACGCTCGGCCAGCTCGTCTACCACGGTCTGTACACGTGCGACTTTGGCGACCGCATCTGCACCGTCGCGAGCCGCTACAACAGCGTGGCGATCTCCTGCCTCCCGAAGGGGGCGCCGTGAGCGCGCAGAAGCGGACAGACTGCGGCGCCTTCGAGGCGAAGCGCTACCGCGGCCCGTACGTCGCCGATCCGTGTGACAAGTGCGGCGTTGACTACCTCTCGCACGCGCGTGCCATCCCCGCAGAGCAGAAGGACCCCGCGGTGATCCACCGCCAGGAGTGAGCAAGCCGCGCGGGCTCGACCGCGCGAAGACGGCTCGCACCGACCGCGACGCGCATCGCGAGCGGCTGGCGCGCGCACGCGCACGCGGCGGCGAGCCGCTCACGCCCCGCGAGCTGCTGCTCGACGTCTTGTTCGGCGGGCTCGGCGAGCTGGCCACGCTCCGCCGTCGCTACGGCGCGCACCGCGACTTCGACCTCGTCGAGACGCACCAGCGCAAGCTCATCGCCGAGCTGGAGGCCAGCGATGCATGAGCGCAGCCAAGCAGCTCGCCCTCGACCAGATCGCCGCCAACCCGCTGCTGCGGGCCGCGATCGTCGAGCAGGCGTGGGAGCGCGGGGAGCTCGACTACCTCTGCCGCGACTACCAGCTCGACGCGTACTGGACGCTGATCCGGTGGATCGAGGACAAGACCGTCCTCAAGGGATGCTTGAACGTCTGTCGGCGCTGGGGCAAGACCACGCTGCTCTGCATCGCCGCGCTCCGCACCGCGATCCTGAAGCGCAACGCGCGCATCCGCTTCGCCGCGCCGACGCTCGACGAGCTGCGCGAGCGGCTGCTTCCGATCTTCGAGCAGCTCCTGGAGGACTGCCCGGAGCACCTGCGCCCGGTCTGGCGCGCGCAGCGCAAAGCCTGGGTGTTCCCGAACGGCAGCCGCATCTACCTGGCCGGCGTGAACAATCAGGGCGCGAACAAGCTGCGCGGCTCGGGCGCCGAGCTGTGCATCGTGGACGAGGGCGGGTTCATCGATCAGGTCAAGAAGCTGATCAACGACGTGCTCACGCCTCAGCTTCTCGACACGGACGGCACGCTGCTCACCGGCTCCACCCCGCCGGAGTCGCCCGCCCATGAGTACGTCGCGATCGCGCGCGGTCTCAAGGCCGTCGGGAACTACTACCACGCCGACGTCTACTCCATGGGCTACTCCCAGGAGAAGGTCGACATGTTCGCGATCGACGCGGGCGGCTACGAGTCCCCGACGTTCGAGCGCGAGTACCTCGCGAAGTTCGTCGTCGACCCCGAGCTCGTCGTCATCCCGGACTTCCGCGAGGCGCTGCACGTGCGCCCGGTGCCGGCCGACGAGCGCTACCCGTTCTGGCGGAAATACACGGCCATGGACATCGGCGCCACGCGCCGCGACTTCACGGCGGTGCTCTTCGCCCACTTCCACTACACCGAGGCGCGTTGCTACGTCGAGCGCGTGCTCATCGACCGGAAGCTGCCGCGCATGCTGAATCCCGACCTCGCACGCGAGATCCGCGCCACAGAGCGCGAGCTGTGGGGCGAGCACGCGGCGCCGCACCGCTGGGCGGACAACAACAACGTGGAGATGCTCGTCGAGCTCGCCACCGACCGCGACAACCCGATCATCTTCAAGCCCACGTCGAAGGACCAGCTCCCGGCCATGGTGGCCAACGTGCGCGACTGGGTCAAACGCGGCGCGCTCGCCATCAGCGACCACCCCTCGTGCGTCCCGCTCATCGACTGTCTGCGCGACGGCACGTGGGCTGGCGACGACTGGATCGGCCGCGAGTTCGACCGCTCGACGGACCTGGGGCACCTCGATGCGCTGGCCGCGCTCGTCTACCTGCTCAGGAACATCGACGAGCGCCAGGAGAGCCCGGTGCCGGCGAACTGGGGTCTCAAGCCCGATCAGATCCGCATCCACCGCAAGACGGATGCGCAGCAGACGCTCGACGAGTGGTACGGCGGCGTGAGGAGGACCGATTCGTGAGGCGAGTGGCGTTCTGGAAGCGGGTCATGGCGATCGGGTACGCGATCGGCTGGGGTTGGCTCGAGAAGCAGGCGCGCACGCGGCACTTCCGCGCGCGGCTCGCGCTGGAGAAGTTCGACCGCGCTCGCGCGCTGGCTCGCGAGAACGAGCGCGACACGAGCGACGACCAGGACGCCGCGATCGAGGAGGACATCCGCCCGATCGTCCGCCGACCGCGCGCGAAGCGCGTGAAGAGGAGCGCCGAGGGTGGCTGACCAGGAACAGAAGCGCATCTCCGCCGACCAGTACTGGCCCACGCTCGACGCCGACGAGCTGCTGCCGAAGGCCGTGGCCCAGATCGACGCGTACCACGAGTTCACCTGGCAGTCCGGCCTCGTCGACATCTGGCAGCGCACGCTCACCATGTACAACTGGGCGCTGGCCAGCTCGCGCATCGAGCGCGTGGGCAAGAAGGGCCAGTACCTGAAGCTCGTGCTGAACGACTTCGCGTCGCTGGTCCGGCGCGCCCACACGCTCCTCACCGCCGAGCGCCCGGGCATGGAGCCGGCCGCGCAGAACGGCGACTACAAGTCGCGCGGAGCCGTGTCGCTCTGCCGCGGGCTGCTGGAGTACTACCTGCGGCGCCAGCGCGGCGAGCGCAAGATGAAGCGCGCCGTGTGGCGTGGCTTCCTCGCCGGCGAGATGATCACGTTCTGCTGGTTCAACCGGAACCTGGGCGAGATCGAGGACATCGACATCGAGACCGGCCAGCCGATCTTCGGCGGCGACGTGGACATGCAGCCGGTCCACCCGATCGACCTGATCCGCGACATCACGGTCCACACCTTCGAGGAGTGTGACTGGTTCATCGTGCGCACGCGCCAGAACCGGTGGAACGTGCTCGCGCTCTACGCCGGGCAGAGCGGCCCAGCCGACGGCGCCGACGAGGCCAAGAAGGACCTGCGCACGCGCATCCTGGCCGCCCGGAACGAGGACGCAAAGGGCTGGAAGCAGCGCACCATAGGCTTGGTCGACGAGCCGGCGCGCGGTCGCGAGACCGATCAGGTCGAGGTCTTCCACCTGATCCACCGGCGCACCCCGGCCGTGCCGCGCGGGCGCTGGGTCACGTTCCTCGACGCCGAGACCGCGCTCGAGGACCGCACGCTCGACGAGATCACGGTGCAGGAGGAGGGCGATACCCGCGAGCCGCCCTCGTGGGACTTGGAGGACTTCGTCCAGCGCACGGCCTCCGAGGAGTGCGAGGGCATCCCGTTCGGATTCAGCCCGGCCTGGGAGCAGCTCGCACCGCAGGACGCCGTCAACATCGGTGAGAGCACGCTGCTCACGAACCTGGCGAACCACGGTGTTCAGACCGTGGCCGCCCCGGCCGGCGCGATCGTCAAGCCCTCGATGCTGGCCGAGGGCATGCGCCTGCTGGAGCTCGAGACCCCGCGCGCGGAAGGCACGGTCACGCCGGTGAACCTGCTCACGATCACGGACGGCATGATCGCGATGCCCGACCGGTGGGTGCGCCGCATGGGCACCAACTTCGGCGTGAACGACACCGCGCGCGGCAACCCGCCGCAGGGGATCAAGGCGGGCAACGCCCTCGCGTTGCTCACAACCCAGACCATCGAGTCGCTCCAGGGGCCGGAGCAGGCCAAAGACGAGCTCTGGGAGATGTACGGCACCGCGATGGTGAAGCACTTCCAGTGGAACGTCACCACGAAGCGCCTGGCCGCGATCGTGGGCACGGGCAGCGAGCAGCACCTCGTGGCGCTCCAGGGCTCGGACCTGGACGGCATCGAGCGCGTGAACGTCGAGAGCGTGCCGCACACGGCGCGCTCTGCCGCGCAGAAGCGCGACACGGCCGAGTTCTATGCGGGCATCCCGGGCTCGGGCTTCACCCTCGAGGACGCGCAGGACGTGCTCGACACGGGGGCGCTGGACCCGCGCGTGCACAAGCGGCGCGACAAGTACCTGCTGATCCAGAAGGAGAACGAGATGATGCTCGAGGGCAAGGTCCCTCGCGTGATCATCTCCGACCAGCACGTCGACCACATCAACGAGCACCTGACCCTGCTCGACCGGCCCGACGCGCGCGAGGACAAGCTGCTGCAGACCGTCGTGCTGGCGCACGTGCAGGAGCACCAGAACATGCTGGCGGTGATGCCGCCGATGCTGGCCATGGTGCGCGGGCAGCCCGCGATGCCGCAGGGCCCGGGGATGGGCGCGCCGCAGCCGAGCCCGCAGGCGGGGGCGATCGACGACGTGCAGGCCATCGCCGGCCAAGCGACCGGGCCGGGGCCGGGCGGCCCGCCACCGGCGCCGCGCATGGAGCTGCCTATCGCCAATCCCGTGACCGGCGAGCCGGCGTCCGTCGGCATCGCGCAGCCGCCGCCGACGGCGGAGATGCAGTGACGACCTGGCAGCGCGCGCGCCAGCAGGCACGCGAGCGCGAGGGCAGGGCTTGATGCCCTCCCGCCACGTCTTCGTCGCGCCCGACGCCACTCACGGCCGCACGCTCTGCGGCCTCGACGTGAAACCGCCCGACCCGCTGCTGTCCAAGCGGAGCTGGCAGGGCTGCCCCGCGTGCAAGCGGCTCGCGAAGCGGCTCGAGCGCGTGAACGCGCCGCGCCGCAAACACCACACCGACCGCATCGCAGAGGAATGATCCGATGAGCGCACCCGCCGACACCGGCTCCAGCTCCCTCGCCAGCACGCCCGCGCCGAGCGCCTCGACCCAGGCGTTGGCCGGCGCGAGCACGCCTTCGAGCACGACTACCAAGTCCGCCACCGATCGCGGCGCGAGCGACGGCGCCGAGCGCCGTCCGCGCATCGACCCGCACACCACGTGGGAGCAGCTCCGCACCGGCAAGGGCGACGCCAAGCCCGAAGAGCCGAAGGTCACGCCCGACACGCTGAAGGCGTACCTCGACGAGCGCAAGCGCGAGCGCGCCGAGGTGAGCGAGGACCCGGAGGCCGGCGACGCGAAGGCGCAGACCGCGCGCGCCGTCGACGACGTGCAGAAGGTCGCGGCCGAGGCCACAGCCAATAAGCAGCCCGACCCGGAGCCCGAGCAGGCCAAGCCGCCCCGCACGTTCAAGGTGAAGGTGCGCGGCGAGGAGACGGACGTCCCGCTCGAGAAGTTCGCGGCGCTCGTGAAGCTCTCGCCCAAGGCGGTCGAGTACATCGCGGAGACCGAGGGCGAGCAGGCCGCACAGCAGCTCTACCAGCGCCTGCACCGCGGCGACGAGGACGCGCGCCAGCACGGCACGCTGCGCAAGCAGATGGACCGGCTGTTCGCCGGCCTGAAGGACAAGCCGCTCGACGTGCTCGAGTACCTGGCCAGCCGCGAGGACGTGGGCCTCGACCTCCTGAAGCTCGGCTACGACATCGTCGAGCGGGACATCGACAGCAAGGCCATGACGCCCGAGGCCAAGCGCCTGGCCGTGGTCGAGAAGCAGCTGAAGGCGTACGAGATGCGCGACGCCCGCGATGCGTCCGAGCGCGAGCGCGTGCTGCGCGAGACGCACGCCACGGCCGAGCGCAACCGGGTCCAGACGTTCGTGACCCAGCTCGGCGAGGAGATGGACGCGGCGCTGGCGGAGGCGGGGCTCCCGAGCGACGAGTACCACCGCGGTCTGGTCGAGTCGATGATGAAGGCCGACATGGCCCGGCAGGGCGACGCGTACCGTGCTCCGGCGATCGGCGACCGCGCCGAGATGCGGCGGCGTGCTGCTGCGCACATCCCCGCGGTGCGCGCTCAGCTTAAGGCGGCGCTGAAGGCACTCTACGGGAGCGCGGACCCGGCGACGGTGAAGGAGTTCATCGCCGAGCTGCCTGAGCTGCACACGGCGGCGGCGAAGGAGCGCGTCGCCGCGTTCAAGAAGAACAGCTCGGCGCAGACTCAAGGTCGCGCTGGCGCTGCCGATAACGAGCGCGGGGCACCGCCCACGCAGATGGGCAAGCCCAAGACGTACGAGGAGTGGCGGGAAAATCTCCGGCGCAGAGCCTAGAATCCCGCGACACACATACAGGTCGGCGAGGGCCCTCGAGAGAGTTTCCCGAGCCGTGGGATACGAGCAACCAATCCAGCGCAGTCCTCGCGAGAGTTCGCTGCCAGGAGGAACACGATGATGAAGCGCCACACCCCGACATAGTCGGACAGCACGGCGCTGTGGAGTTGTGCGATGGCGTCCAACGACGCGGTCAGCAATCTCAACGGCAACTACAAGACGGTCCACGGCGAGCTCGTGGACCTGAGCCCCAAGGCAGACTTCCTCCACTCGACGATCGCGTACCGCAAGGACAAGAAGGTCGGCGCCAAGTTCGAGGAGCCGATCGTCCTCGGCGACGAGAACGCGATCACCTACGCCGGCTCGGACACGACCGAGGTCACCTTCGAGGTGCCCACGGGCATGTTCATGGCCCCGGCGCAGATCACCCCGAACACGTACTACAACCGTGTTCGCATCACGTATCCCGCGGCCACCCGCGCCGAGTCCGAGGGTCCCGCCGCGTACATGGACGCCGTCTCGCTCGTTCTGATGAACGGGCAGAAGGCGCTCCAGAAGCGCCACTCGATCTCGATGATCTACGGCCGCTGCGAGACCGGCATCGGCCAGGTCGCGATCGGGGCCGCGGTCACCGTCGACTCCACCACGATGGACTTCGAGTTCTCGGAGCAGCAGTGGGCTCCGGGCATCTGGCGGCGGCTCAAGAACGCGCGCATCCAGACGACGAACGCCTCGGGCACGATCGACTCGGGCGGCGGCTCCGACGCGATCACGATCGCCCGCATCACGCACTCGACCCGCACGGTCCGCGTGACGTTCGCGAACGGCACGCTGAAGACCAACGTCGCCAACCGCAACGCCACCGAGGTCCTGAACTGCTTCTTCTACGGCTCCGTGGCGAACGACATGCTCGGCATGGTCGAGATCTTCGGCAACGTCGACGGCACGGTCTTCGCGATCGACGCGCAGGCCAACAGCGAGTGGCAGGGCAACGTGTTCAACGTGGGGAACAAGCGCCTCACGGGAAACCACGTCCAGGGCTACGCAAGCGTGCTCCAGGACCGCGGGCTCGAGGACGAGGACCTGATCCTCTTCTGCAGCAACCGCACCTGGGCTGACCTGCACGGCCAGCTCCAGTCCGCTCGCGTGTGGGACTCGTCCTACCAGAGCAACATGGCGAAGCAGGGCTTCAACGCCATCCGGTACTTCTCGTCGAGCGGCTGGATCCAGGTGGTCGGCAGCTCGTACATGAAGGGCGGCGACGCGCTGATGTTCCCGAAGTCGTGCATGTCGCGCATCGGCTCGAAGGACCGCTCCTTCAACATCCCGGGCGCAGAGACGGATCCGTGGCACGACGTGCCGGACAAGTCGAGCGCCGAGCTGACGCTGATGACCGACATGGGCCTGTTCTGCAACGCCCCGTCGGTCTGCGCGTACATCTCCGGGATCACTAACGAGCGCACCGTCACCGGCTGACGCACGCGGGTGTACGGGGGCCCTCGTTCGCGGGGGCCCCCCACCCAGGAGGGCACCATGTCTGCGTTCAGCACGCTCATCATCGAGTCGCGCCACTCGGGCGACGACGTCGCAAACTTCACGCAGCCGCACAGCGGGGACATCTCGGCCTCCATCGAGAGCGTCGCCCGGTACGTCCACGGGTACGCCGTCGGTGCGTGGCGCGGCGACCTCCTGTGGCGCATGGGAGCCGTCAAGGCGCGCGCGATCCTCGCGCTCTCGGGCCAGCCGTCCGACTCCGAGACGTTCGTGCTCTGCGGCACGACGTTCACGGCGAAGACGAGCGGCGCAACCGGGAACGAGTTCAACCTCGGCGCCACCGTGCCCGAGACCCTCGCCAACATCGCTGCCGCGGTGAACGCGAGCGCCACCACCAAGGTCACGGGCAGCGTGACCTCTTCAGTCATCAGCGCGACGCAGGTTGCGTTCGACGCGATCGACGCGGGGGCAGCCGGTAACGGCTACGTGCTCACCGAGTCCATGTCCAACACGACCCGCACGGACTTCACGGGCGGGAGCGACGGCACCGAGACGGTGCTGAGCGCCGGAGGAGCTTCGTAATGGGTTTCGATCAGGTTGTTCAGCGCATCACGGCCATCGTGAATCCGATCGGTGCGGGCGCCACGCCGGACGGCAGCGACCGCGTGCGGCGCGGAGACAAGTACGGAAACGCGTTCTGCCTCCCGGCCGGCCTCACGCCCGCGCAGGGCGGCGCGCTCTCGGGCAACTACTTCCGCGGCGCGAACGCGACTCCGGGTACGGAGATCACGACCCACGCGAACCAGACGGCATACGACCAGAACCTGCCCATCGCGGTCTTCCGCAACACGTCGAGCTCGCGGATCATGGTGCCCGACTTCCTCGCCGTGAAGGCCGAGACGGTGCTCGGCTCCGCGACGCGGCTGCTCTACACGGTGTCGGGCTCGCTGACGGACGACGTCTCGGTCTCGGGCACCGTGCTGACCGCCAAGAACGCACGGCTCGGCGACACCAACACGGCGCAGGGCGCGCTGCACTTCGGCGTGCCTGAGCTCACCGACGTCACGAAGGTCATCCTGGCGAACGGGATGTTCAGCGACGTGGTGCCGGTGATCGACTCCAACTTCGTCCTGCGCTTCGGCTCGCCGTTCGAGGGGAGCTACATCTCGGGCGCCGCGACGGCGGCGCACGCGGTGCGCGACGCCGGCGCGGTCGCACTCATGCCCGGCGCCACCCTCGGCATCTACCTGTACGGCGACTCCGGCTCGGCGTCGCCGACCTATGAGGTGTTCGGCGGCTGGTACGAGTTTTGATCTAACTCGCAGTCACCCCCAGTGTCGCGAGACGTGCGCCGGCCCCGGGTTGAGTCTCCTTCCCGGGGTCGGCCACGGCCGCGGAGGCTCCATGGAACGACTCGTCTGCTTCCTCGCCGCGCTGTTCGTGCTGGGCTGCGCGGCGCTGCTCTGCCTGCACTGCTACCTGCGCGCGAACGGGACATGACCCTCAAGCCCGGCGTCCGCATCCGCGGCGTGCAGCCCGAGCTCCTGCTCGGGCTCATGGTGCTCGAGGGCGCGTTCGCCGAGCTCGGCGCGAAGATGCACGTCACGTCGCCGATCCCGATGGTCGTGACGTCGCTGCTCGACGGCGAGCACATGCCGAAGAGCCTGCACTACGAGGGTCTCGCCGCGGACATCCGGAGCCGCGACCTCACGCCCGACCAGCGCACGCGGCTGCTGCGCGACGCGCGCGCGCGCCTCGGCGAGTGCTTCGAGCTGATCCTCGAGGCGGACCACTTCCACCTGGAGCTCTCGCCCATCGGGCTGAGGGCGAGGGCGTGACGTGCCCCTGAATGACACCCAGGCCATCGCCGAGGCGCTCGTGCGCGTGCGCGGCCGCAAAGGCGGGCCGTCGCGCGCGGTGCTCGCCGCGGCCGAGATCACGGGTGACGTCGTGACCGTGGTGTTCCTGGCGGCGGGTGCGAACGGATCCGAGAGCGGCCAGCTCACCTACACGCGCGCCGAGCTGGAGCTGCCCGCGTGACGGCTGAGCGGCACTACTGCCACCAGACGGCCGAGAGCGTGACGGTGCACGCCGACGAGATCGCTGACGCGGTCGACGGCCTGGTCGAGATCGACGCGAGCCAAGTCACGAGCGGGACGTTCCCCGACGCGCGCGTCGCCGCCTCGAACGTGACGCAGCATCGCGCCGCCGCCGCGACCGGCTGGGTGTGGATATCGCGACAGTCGGCGGTGGGATTGTCCGCCGTCGAATTCACCGGTCTAAGCACGTACGCCCGCTATCGCATCGACATGCACGGCGTACTGCCCTCAAACGATGGCGTGTCATTGTTCATGCGCGTCTCGACGAACAACGGCTCGAGCTATGACAGCGGCGCGGCGACGTACAACTACGTGTTGTCCAGCGTGAAGGGCGCCGGCACGGCCCAGGACATCGGCGGTGCGGCCACCGCGTTCATCTTGGTCGGCAACAGCTCGGGCTGGTTCATGGACAACGGCGGCGCGATTTCGGCCTGGAATGGCCACGTCGAGCTGTACAACGCCAGTCAAGCAGCCCACTTCCATGCGCAGTGGAAGCTCAGCGGCGGCGAAAATTCAGCGTCGGACTGGACGCAGCACAACGGCTCGGGTCGCTACAACGCAGCCGTGAACGTGAACGCCGCTCGGATCGCCGTCGGCAGCGGCACGTTCACGACGGGCATCTTCGACCTCTACGGGCTGAAGGCGAGCTGAGGAAGCGATGTCCCGCAACTACACCAGCGCGACCCTGATCGAGAGCGTCCAGCGGCGCTGCGCGCTCCCGATCAACACGAGCACCTGGACGCCGACCACGATCCTGGCCGCCGCGACCGAGGTCATGCTCGAGCACGTGGTGCCGCTCGTGCGCACGCAGCGAGCGAACCACTTCCGCACGTTCCACGACCAGGCCGTGGTCGAGGCGACGCTTCGCTATGCGATCCCGACCGAGGCCATGAATCGCGGGCTGCGCAACGTCGCGGCGCTCGACGCGGAGGGCAACCCGGTCAAGATCCAGGCCGTGGACCTCGACGCCGAGATCGACATCGGCGCTTGGTGGCGCGACCACGTGCTCGCCAACCCGGACACGCGGGCGGGCTACTACATCGAGGGCGACGAGCTGGTGCTCCACCCGCGCAGCTTCGCTGGCACGATGCGGCTCTACTACGACCGCCTGCCCAACCGCCTGTGCCGCAGCGAGACCACGACGCTGCAGGGCACGAGCTACCTGGCCGAGGCGGTGCAGGTCGTCAGCGTGGACACGGTCACCGGCGCGATCACGTGCACGGCCACGGCCGTTCCGGCGGCAATCACCACGTCCACGCCGATCTGCGTGGTGCAGGGCACGCCCGGGTTTCGTCTCAAGATTGCGAGCGCCACGCCCTCGGCCAAGACGTCGACCATCGTGACGCTCGGCAACGACATCGCGGCCGTGGCCGCGGCCGGCATCGTGGCTGGCGACTGGGTCTGCCTCGCGGGCGACTCGCCCGTGATCCAGCTCCCCGTGGAGCTGCACGGCATGGTCGCTGAGTACGTCGCGCACATGGTGCTGCGCGTGGCTGGCGACGCGCGCATGGCCGCGAGCGAGAAGGTGCTCGGGATGATGGCCGAGAACTACCGGAAGAGCTTCCGCGGGCTGCGTGTCGACGACGATCCGCGGGAAGTCGCCTCGGACAACAAGCTGTCCGACTCGGTGCTCGGGTACTGATGGCGACGCAGGCGAGCAGCATCAAGCTGCGCGGCGTCGTGTGCCACCCGAACATCTTCTCGGCGTCGGTGCGCGAGGGCTCGCTCGCGCGCGCGGAGAGCGTGCGCATCGACTCGGAGAACCTGATCGAGCCCCGGCGCGGCGTGCCGTTCGACGGATTCACGCCGATCGGCACCCCCGGCCAGGCGTTCGGCCAGCTCATCCCGTACGACGGCGTGCTGCTCGCCCACATCGGCTCGTCGATCTACCGCCGAACGGCTGCCGACACGTGGAGCGCCAACAGCGGCACGTTCGACGTGCCGGCGGCGGGATACCGGATCCGCGACGTGCAGATGCAGGGGAGCCTCTACCTCGCGGGCTCGACCGGCATCCGCGTGCAAGACTCCGCCGCCGGCAGCTCGCTGAACCTGCCCGACAGCCGCCACCCGCCGCTCGACGGGCGCGCCTCCACGACGGGCTCCAGCGGATTCCTGGCCGACACGATGTACGTCGGCTACCGGGCCACCTTCTACACGCTCGGCCTGCGCATGATCAAGCACGAGACCGCCCCCTCGGCGCGCGTGATCGTGCAGAACACCGCGGGCGGCGCCGCAACCCGCGACGTGCTCGTGCGCTTCTACCTGCCGAGCTCGGCGACGGTCACCGCCGGCACGCGCACGAAGGTCTTCCGCTCGGCGCAGGCCACCGCCGTGCCGAGCGACGAGCTGCAGCTCGTGTACGAGGCCAGGCTCACGTCGACGGACGTGTCCAACGGCTACTTCGAGTTCACCGACTCGACGCCGGACGACCTGCGCGGCGAGACCATCTACACCGCGCCGTCCCAACAGGGCGCCGCCCAGGCCAACACGCCGCCGCCTCACGTGCGCGACATAGCGGTGTTCGCCGACTGCCTGTTCGGCGCGTACATCACGAGCAAGCACCGCTTTTTCCTCGACCTGATCGGCACCTCGACGACGGGCGCGGGGATCCGGCACTTCACCGACGCCACGGTCGGCACCACGAGCGGGAACGGGATCCTGACCGGGATCTCGTCGACGACCACGCTGCGCGTCGGCATGCGAGCCAAGGGCACGGGCGTTAACGCGCTCGCGCGGATCCTCTCGATCGACTCCGCTACCCAGGTGACGGTCTCGCACAACTCGTCGGCCACGGCCACCGTCTCGGTCGAGTTCGGGGACGTGCTGCGCATCGGGGGCGTCGAGTATTTCGCGGCGTCGGCCACGGTCGCTGGCAGTCGCGAGTTCCTGGTGAGTCTCGGCGGCACGCCCAGCCAAAACATCGAGGCGACCGCGCGCGAGATCGAGTTCGTGGTCAACCGGGACGGCGCGGCCACGATGTACGCCTTCTACCAGTCGTCCTTCGAGGGCAAGCCCGGCCAGCTCCTGTTCGAGGAGCGCAGCATAAACGGCTCGAGCTGCCAATTCTCCAGCACGGCCGGCACCGCATTCTCGCCCGCCCTGCCATCGACAGACGACGCGAGCCAGGTGTCGAGCCAGGACGTGAAGCCCGACCACGCGACGGTCTCGAAGAGCGAGCAGCCGCAGGCGCACCCACTCGGGAACACGATCCGCCTCGGGAACACGCCCCTCAAGCGCATTCTCGCGCTGCGCGCGGCGCTGGTCGTGCTCTCGGACGTGGTGGGGCTCGTGACCGGCACGGGCCCTGGCAACTTCCGATACGACGAGCTCGACCCCTCCATCAAGCTGATCGCGCCCGAGACCGCGCGCGTCGTGAACGACGCGGTGTACTGCTGCTCGAACCAGGGCATCGTGCGCATCACGCCGAACGGCGTCGAGATCGCCGGCCGCGAGATCGAGAACGAGATCCGACGCCTCGCGAAGCTCGCGAGCTTCGAGAGCGTGGCGCACGCGGCGTCCTACGAGAGCGACCGCGCCTACATCCTGTTCGTGCCGACGGGCGGCGCCGACACGTACGCCAAGTTCGCCTGGCGGCTGAACCTCTTCTCGAACGACTGGACGCACGCGATCGTCGATGCATCCTGCGCCGTGGTCGACCCGGTTGGTGACACGCTCTGCATCGGGGACTCGGCGGCCTCGCTGATGCGGCGCGAGAACAAGACCCTCGACTTCACGGACTACTACGACGGCTCCCTCCCGGTGAACATCACGGCCAGCGACGGGCTGACCGTAGACCTCACGTCGAGCGCGAACCTGCTCGTGAACGACGTGCTCGTGCAGGGCGCGAACGTGGCACGGATCGACGCGATCGACGGGAACGCCCTCACCATGCGCACCGTGCAGGCGTGGGCGAACGGCGCGGCGACCGCGTTCCGGCCGGTGGACTGCAGCATCGACTACCTGCCCTGGCACGGCGGCGATCCGCTCGTCAAGAAGGTGATCACGCACATCACGCTGCTGTTCCCGCGGGCGGAGTTCGGGCGATTCACGGTCTTCTTCGCAACGGACTTCGAGCAAAACTTCACGCACAGCGTGACGTGCCACCCCGGGGAGTTCGGGAGCGACTGGGGCACCACGCTGCCCGCGGCGAGCGCCTCGAACAACCACCAGCCGGTTCGGCTCGAGGTCCCGTTTCCCTGCCAGGAATGCCACTGGATGAAGGTCCGCATCGTCTGGTCGATCTGCCTCGAAACGATGGCGTTCGGCGGCATCGACTACGAGGTGGCGGGTCAGGGTCCGGGCTACCGCGGGAGCCACGCGGCATGAAGGACAGCGGGATCAAGCGTGGTCTGCGCCTGCTCCGCGAGCGCGCCGCTGCCAGTCGCAAGCGCGAGCAGCCAAGGCGGTGTGAGGGGTGCGAGGAGAACTACTACGCGTCGCACGACGCGCAGCGGTGCTGCTCGCGGAAGTGTGTTGGCAGCGCGCGCAGGAAGCGCGGATGAGCGGCCTCCCGAACATCCCGCAGGTGACGCGCTCCGACGTGCGCGACGCGCCCGCGTGGGTGGACCCGATCCTGCGCGTCCTGAGCATCACGCGCGACTACCTGATCCAGCTCGCCGACGGCGGAATCGACCAGTCCAACCTGCGCTCCCACATCCGCGAGCTCGAGGTGCGCACCGGCGCCGACTACCCGGACGGCGAGCTCGAGCGGGTCGAGTTCGAAACGGCGCTCGTGGGCAAGCTGATCGAGGTGCGCGTGCTGAAGATCTGGGACCGCGACGACCCCGAGGGCGTGCTTTCGGGCTCGTTCGGGTGCCAGGGCGGATGGACGCAGGACGCGGGCCGCGTGCGCATCCGCTGGATCGACGATCTCCAGCCGAGTAAGCGCTACGGCGTCGTGTTCGAAGCGAGGTGAGGGGGGAGCATGGCAACGCTACCGGTCACAGCGGAGGACGAGGAGCGCGAGCGGCTGCAACGCGACAGCGCGCTCTCGCCCGCGACCTCGGGCGGCGTCAGCGGCGGATCGACCGGCAACGGCGGCGCGCCCGCCACTGGCGGAACGGGCGGGCTCGGCGCGCCATTCGTGGGCCTGTCGTCCTACCTCGGCGCGAACGAAAGCACCACGCGCGAGCTCGGCGACCGCGTCGTCGGCAACGTGGAGAAGGTGGGTGCAGACGCTCGGTCCGCGATTGGCCGGGCCAGCGACGCGTTCAACGCGCGGGCCGGCGGCGGCACCGTCCGCACCAACCAGTCGATCCTCAACCGGCTCGGAGCCGGCGACGCCTCCGGTCTCGCGAGCGACGCGTCGCACGCCGCCGAGTTCGCGCGCATGCGGGACGCGAGCTACACCGGCCCCCGATCCCTCGAGGGAATCGACGAGTACGGCGACGTCGCCACGAAGCTCTCGAGCGCGCGCGAGACCGACGAGCTTGCGAGCAGCGACTACGGCCTCGGGGCGCTGTCCGACCGCGCCGTGACCGGACCGCGCACCGCCGGGGGCCGCTCGCTCGACACCCAGCTCCTGCGCGGCGACACCGGCCTGCAGTCCCGGATCGGCGCAGCTCGGCAGGGTCTCGCGTCCCTGGCCGGGGAGCGCGACGCGGCCAGCACCGCTGCCCAGACACGGGCTGGCGAGGCCAAGGCCACGACGGACAAGACCCGCGGCGACACGCGCGCGGCGCTCACCGCCGCCCAGGACGCCTTCGACAAGTCGCTCAACCAGAGGGTGGATCAGAACCGACTGGAGGCGTTCTACCGCGGCGCGACGGCATACGACGCGCTGGGGCCGAACGCGATGCCGATCCCGACCGCGGGCGCGCAGGGGCGCTACTACGCCGGAAACGACCCGACGCGCGGCAGCTACACCGACGGCGCGCAGGCGGGCAACGTGCCGGAGTTCATTCACAACACGGGCGGCGAGGCGCTGCTCCCGGGATTCGCGCTCAACACCGCGGCGCGGGACTACGAGCGCGCGGGTGCGCCGCCGAGCGCCGACGTGCTCCAGACGCTCGGCATGACCGCGCAACAGTGGCATGCCCTGACGGAGCTGCGGCCCGTGGCCGACATGGCGCGCTCGGCCGCAAGCGGCACTTCGAACGTCAACCCGTACGCGTACATCGAGGCGTTCGACGCGGGTCTGGGCGACCTGCGCGGCTACCTCGACTGGACCGACCCGAACCTGTCGATCACGCGAGACAACGTGGCGACGGCGGCGGACTACGGGAACGCGACGGGACTCGCCACGCTGGCGGGCCCGGAGCTATCGCGCACGCTGCTCGATCCGACGCGCGCGGGCGAGGCTGGCACCGCCGACCTCGATATAGTCGACTTCGACCTCGCGCGCGCGCAGCGCGCGCGCGCGAGCACGCTCGAGGACCTCGCGGGCCGGACCGGAGCACACGTCGCGGGCAACGCCCGCAGCGGCAGCGACTCGATCCTGAAGCGCTACGGCTTCATCGCGAATCCGTTCGACCCGCGGCACTACACCGACCCGGGAATGATCATCGGCGGCGGCGCGCCGGGCGTGACCGTCCCCGGCGCGATTCTCGACTACCACGACGATCCGAAGAATTTGGACGTAGACCGGGGTGAAAAGCCTCGGCCCGGGAGGTGACCGATGGCCAGCTTTCTTGACGGCATCTTCGACCCCGGCAAGGACGAGCGGCGGCGCGCGCAGGAGGTGCTGGACGGCGTCCGAACCCCCGACGCCAGCGATCTCGAGCTCAAGCTGCAGAAGCTCGTGCAGATGGGCGAGATCACGCCCGAGGACATCGAGACGATCCTGCAGGGCGAGAGCGCCTACAAGACGATCGGCACCGACCCGCGGCTCGCCGCTGCGCAGTACGATTCGCTCGCGGACCTGCGCGGCGTAGCCGACGCGGGCGGGCTCGACGCGCGCGCGGTCGCGAACCTCGACGAGGCGATCGGCGCGCAGCGAACGGCCTCGCGCGGCTCGCAGGACGCGATCCGGGCCGATGCGCAGCGCCGCGGGATCAGCGGCTCGGGCATGGAGCTCGTCTCCCGCTTCATCGCCGACCAGGAGGCGGCCACGCGCGGCAACAAGGCGGCCATCGAGTCGGCGGCGCTCGCGCAGCAGCGGCGCGACGCTGCGATCCGCGACTCGGCCAGCCTGGCCGGGAGCATGGACGACCGCCGCTTCAGCCAGCAAGCCACGGTGGCGGGCGCAGAGGATGCGATCGACCGCTACAACGCGGTGAACGCGCAGAACGTGGCCGCGCAGAACGTGCAGGCGCGCAACGTAGCGCGGGCTGCAAACCTCGCAGAGAAGCAGCGCGTCAGCGACTCCAACGTTGGGCTCGAGAACAAGCAGCGCGAGCGCGCGGCCAACATGCCGCTCACGATCTACGACCTGCAGCGCGGGAATGCGCAGGATCGCGCCGGGTACCAGATGGGCGAGGCGCAGGCCGCGGACGCGCGCAACCAGCAGCTCGCAAGTCTCGCGACGTCGGCCGCAATGGCGTTCGCAATGTCGGACGAGCGCGTTAAGGAGGACGTCGAGCCGCTCGACTCGAGCGAGATTCTGCGGGACCTCGACGGCTACACCTACTCCTACCAGGGCGACCCGTCGGGCGAGCGACACGACGGAGTTATGGCCCAGGACATGGAGCGCGGCCCGCTGGCCGACTTCGTGAGCGAGGACGACAGCGGCGTGAAGCGCATCGACTACGGCGGGATGGGATTCGCGGACGGGCGGGAGGGATCGATGACCATGGGGCTGATGGCCGACATAAACCGCCGCATCGAGGAGCTGGAGGGCTCTATCCGTGGCTGACCCGAATCGTGTGCAGCGGTACCTGGAGAGCCAGCGCGCGCCGCGCGAGAGCGCGCGTGACGTCGGCCTTTTCATCCGCGACTTGACTGACCCGAGCACGCCCGACGAGGACGTGGAGCGCTCCTACCAGGAGATGCGCGCGGCCGGGAAGTCGGACCCGGAGATCGGGCAGGCGTACCTGTCGGCGGGCAAGAAGCACGCGACGACGGACTGGGTCCGCCGCCGCGGCGAGCTGATCAAGAGCAACACCGACGAGCGCGCCCGGAACGACGCGCTCGCGCAGGCCGAGACCGGCGTGCAGAAGGTGGCTCGGATCATCGCCGAGCTCGGCAACGCCTACACCGGCGGCAAGCCCGGCGAGGTGACGGCCACCCTTCGCAAGTACCGCACCGACAACCGCGACCGCGCGAACGAGTCGGCGGATCGGCGGCTCGGGCTCGAGCTCGAGGGCCTCGGCCAGGAGCGCGACGATCAGCGCTTCAGGGACACGCTCACCGCGCAGGCCGAGCGGGATCGGCGTCAGGCGTCGCGCGAGAGCATCGCTGCCCAGGGGGAGCGCAACTTCCGCGTCGGCCAGGACGATCGCAAGCGGACGTTCGACGCCGAGCAGAACAGGCTCGACCGCGTCAGCGAGGAGGAGCGCGCGCGCATCCGGGCGAGCCGCACCACGAACGTGGGCCCCGGCCAGAAGGCGCTCGATGTCGCGGCGGCCAAGGACTACCAGGAGTGGGTCTCGGGCTCCCGCGCCGGCTCCATGCGCTCCATCGCCGAGCTGAAGGACGCGTCGGATCGGCTACTCAACACCGACAACGTGTCGGGCGAGATCCGCGGCAACCTCCCGGACTGGGCGAACACGATCACCGGCGGCGGCAAGGCGGTCGATGTGCGCGAGCAGGTCGAGAACATGGTGCAGACGTCACTCCGCACCACGCTCGGCGCGCAGTTCACGGCGAACGAGGGCGAGCGTCTGATCGCGCGCGCCTACAACCCCACGCTGCCGGAGCACGTGAACTACCGACGCCTGCGGTCGCTGGCCACCCAGCTCGAGGAGGCGGCGGCCGACCGCGACGCGGCGGCGAAGCACTTCGAGAAGTACGGCACCATGGAGGGCTACACCTTCAGGTTCCAGACGGCCGACGACTTCAAGTTCGACGGCGACGACGGCGAGGCCGCGTACGAGCAGGCGGGCCGCGAGAAGCGGGCGCGCGACGGCCAGGCGCCGCCTGCACCTGCGGCCGCTCCGAACGCGGGGCGCGCGGGCAAGATCAAGATGCGCAACGCGCAGACCGGCGAGGAGCTGTATGTCGTTCCAGACGACGTGCGCGACGCTGAGGCCGAGGGATTCAGGAGGGCCCCGTAGTGGCGCCCGGATGGCGTGACCGAGCGGTGTCGGTGCAGGCGTTCGAGGCGGACCTGTCCCGCGGCTCCTGGCGCGACCGCGCCGAGCCGGTCGAGGAGGAGCTGCCGGGCGAGTACGACGACCTGGCGCCGCGGCTGCCGACGAGCGACGAAATGGTCGACACCGGGAAGCGTGTCGGCGACTGGCTCGTGCCGCCGGAGCAGCCCGGCGACGCACCGGTGTCGATGGGCCGCACGGCCGCCATCGCCGCGCAGCGCGTCACCGGCCTCGACGAGGCCGACACGAACGCGCCCCCGCGCGTCGCCGGCTCGCCGCGCGGATTGGTCGGCAAGCTGGCGGGCGCGCCGCTCCCGCCGCAGGTCCCCGGCGAGCCGAAGGCCGACGAGCTGCGACGCGCCGTGGGGCAGAATCCGGGCACCTACTACACGACGATGGGCGTGCTGGAGGCGCCCGAGCTCGTGGTCGGCGCGGTGCGCGGTGCTGCGCGGGCCGGCGCGCGCGCGGCCGAGCGCCGCTCGGTGGACCTCGGCGAGCGCGCGGTGCGTGCCGGCGAGCTCGAGGTCATCGACGAGGCGCGGGACAACCTGCCCTACGCGCGGCGCCAGGCGGCGCGTGGACGACGCAACGCGAACGCCGAAGGCACGCCTGGCCCGTCGGTGCCGATCGATTACCCGGACTACCCTGGCGGTCCGGCTGCGGAAGCGGCCGCGCGCGCGGAGAACGGTCCGGGGCTCGTGCGCCGTGGTGTCGCTCGCGCGACGCGCGTCGCATCGGACTGGACGGGCCGACACGCGGGGGCCAGCGCGTCAGTGTCGGGGGGAGTGGGCGAGGCGGTCTCCGACAAGATCCTGCGCGGTGGCCGCAAAGCGTCCGGCGACCTGCAGCGCAGCGCGAGCCGCGCCGGTGACTGGGCGTACCGGCTGCGCGAGATCGGCGGACGCGATGCGCGCATGGTCGAGGCGCTGATGACCCGCGCCGTGGAGGCGGGCAACGTCGAGGTGGCCGCCGCCGGGCTCAGCCGGAAGTTCCCGGACCTCGCGGAGGAGATCCAGGAGGCCGCGCGCACCGCGAGCGAGCCGCTGCCGCGCGACCCGCTGCGCGTGCCGGCGCGGAAGGTCGACGTCCCGACGACGCCGATCGCGCGCGAGACGCGTGGCGTCGAGGCGCAGATGTACCCGCCTGGCACGCTGACGCGGGACGGTTACGACGACGCGGCCGAGGTGCGGCGCCTGCAGGAAGCCGGCGAGCTCGACGAGCGCGGGTACTTCGCTGACGGGAGGATCGAGCGGCCCGACGGGGCGGTGGAGTCCCCGCCGCGCTTCGGCGAGTCGCGCACACCGCGCCCGGCCGACTACGCCGACGAGCTCGGCGAGAACCAGACGGGGCGCGGGGAGCCGTGGGATCGGGACCCGGACGAGGCGCCCGACCTGGCGCCCGAGGAGCTGATGGCGCGCATCTCGCGCGCGCGGCAGCAGGGGCGCGAGCTGGAGGCGGGCGAGCTGGAGGAGCAGCTCGAGCGCATGGCGCCGCGCGGCGATGACTCCGACCTGGCCGACGAGCTGGAGGGAGAGTCGTGGGAGCGCTGGGTGCGTGGGGGGAGTCCGCACGCCGCACCGGGTGAGCCGTCGTACCCGCCGCGATTCGGCGAGTCGCGCCCGTACGAAAACATCGCCGCTGAGACCGAGCGGGCCGAGGGGATGGCGCCGGGCCGCGGCATGGAGTCGCTCGCCGGCCCCGCGCCAGAGCGTCGCGCACCTCCGCTGCGCCAGGAGGAGCGCGACTACGTGACGCAGCGCGCTGCCGAGAGGCCGGGCACGCTGACCCGCATCGACAACGAGGTGGACCTGCGCGCGCGGATCGCGCGCCTGCGCGAGCAGGGCAACACGGCAGAGGCGGACCGGCTCGACCGCGTGCTAGAAGGGGGCGGCATCCCGCAGGGCACGCCGCCGCCGCGGCCGGTGGCGCCGCGCGCGCCGGAGCGCGTTACCGAAGAGGGCCTCCGGCGCGAGTGGGGCAGGACGCTGCCTGGCGGAGACCACCCCTTCACCGACTCGCGTCGCGAGTTCGCCGACGCGATCCGCGACGAACATCAGCGTCGCACCGCGCAGCAGCGTCGGGGCCCCGAGCCGGTCATGGGCCAGGAGACCGACGACGAGCTGATGGACATGGGCGCCGAGGAGCTGCGGCGCCGTGCTGCCGCAATGCGTCGCGCGGGCGACGAGGATCAGGCGTCGTTCTACGACGACTGGGCGGAGCAGGCGGACGAGGTTGAGGCGGACATGGCCGCGGAGGAGGGCCTCGACACCGGCTGGCAGGGCCCGGTGCCGGCCGGGGCACGGGTCGCGGCGGAGCCGACCGAGTTCAGTCGCTACGCCTCTGGGCGCCGTGCCGAAATGGATGCCGAGTCCGCTCGCGTGCGGGCGCAGAACGAGGCGGGCCCGTGGCCGAACGCGAGCCGCCGGCCTTCGCAGCCCGGCATGGATGCAATCGCTCCGCGACCCGCACCTCGCGCGCGCGGGCTCGCACGCGAGGCTCGTGCGGGTCAGTCGATCATCCTGCCTGACGGCAGCCGGGCGACCGTCGAGAGCGCTGGCGACTTCGGTGTGACCATCCGGAGCACTGACGGTGGATCGCAGTGGCTCCGCCACGGCGAGTACCAGATGCCTCCGACCGATGTGGCCGTCCAGGACGTCGTCGGCCGCGTGATGGGCGACCAGCAGATCGTGTCCGAGGACGCGATCGAGAGCACGTCCCTCGGCTCGCGCATCCCGCGCGGCGACGAGCGCCGCCGCCAGCTCGAAGGCGCGCTCGCGGCTGCACGCGCCGAGGGGCGCACGGCCATCGCGCAGCGGATCGAGCAGATCATCGCGCGCGAGTTCGGCACGCGGTCCGACGCGCGCGTGAAGCGCGACGCGCAGCCGCTCGACTCTCGGGAGGTGCTGCGCCGCTACGTGCAGGTGCAGGCGAAGAAGCGCGGCGCCGGTCCAAGGGCTCCCGATCGTGCTGTGGCAGGGCCTGCCGGCGGGCCGGCGCCGTCACCCGAGAAGCGGCGCGAGGCGTTCCGCATGGTGCACGAGGGCGGGAAGCTCCGCTCGCTCGAGGGCGCGCGCAAGCGCGTCACGATCGTGCGCGACAAGGAAGGGCTGCCCGTGACCATGGAGATCGAGGAGCTGTAGCGCGTGGCCACGCTCACGATCGACTCGACATACTCGCGCGACGTGCGCATCGCCCCGACCGCGGCCGGCAACGCGAACGACGGCAGCGACACGGTCGGCGTCGGCTCGTCGAACGACCGCAACTACCGCACCGGCATCAAGTTCCCGCTCACCGACGGCGCGCTCACGGGCGCCACGATCACCGGCGTCGAGCTGATCGTGAACGTGCTGATCGCAAGCGGGGTGAGCGCCGACTCGTGGTACGTCGGGCCCTACAACGGCGACGGCGCGGCCGACCCTAACTCGGACACGGTCACGGTGCAGTACGGACGCTGCGCCGTGGCGGCCGACAACTACGGGACGTTCACGGACTTCCGCACCACGGGCTCGAAGACGCTCACGCTCGGCAACCCAGCGCCCGCCGACGTCGAGGCACTGATCGGCGCCACGTTCTCGATCGGCGTGCAGCAGCTCGTCGAGACGCTCGGCGGCGCGGTCCACTACATAGACCTCGACGAGACCACGAGCGCGGCGCCGCCGCAGCTCCGGCTCACCTACACCCCGGCCGGCGCGACAATCCCTCCAGCGGTCGCGGTGCATCACCAGCGACACCACAACGGAGCACTGTGACATGACGTTGGTCCTCAAGCAGAGCACCGCGGTTGACGTCTTGATTGGGCCCTTCCTGGACCTGAGCGACGGATCAACCGCCGAAACCGGCGAGTCGCCCGCGGTGAAGCTCTCGAAGAACGGCCAGGCGCTGGCGGCCAAGAGCGACGTCACGACGCCCGTGCACGACGCAGACGGCTACTACAACTGCGAGTTGGACAGCACGGACACGGGCACGCTCGGAACGCTGGTGCTTTCGGTGGCGGCCAGCGGAAACGCGCTCCCGGTGCGGCACGAGTACCAAGTGGTGCGCGCGAACATCTACGATTCGATCTACGCGAACGCCGCGGCGTTGCAGGTCAACACGATCCAGATCGACAGCGTGAACATCAGCACGAGCACGGCCCAGATCGGCGTGAACGTCGTGAACGCCGCCGGCACGGCCTGGGGCTCGGGCGCGATCACCGCGGGCGTGATCGCCGCGAACGCGATCGGCGCGAGCGAGCTCGCGGCCGACGCCGTGGCGGAGATCCAGTCCGGGCTCTCGACGCTCGACGCGGCCGGCGTGCGCACGGCGCTCGGCTCGGCCGGGGACCTGGACGCGAGGTTCGACGCGATCGAAGACGAGCTGCTCGTGATCGACAACTTGCTCGACGATCTGCCGACGCTGCTTGAGGGCATCATCTCCGGCTCGACCGCGGCCGGCACGCTCACCACGACGGCGGTTACGACGGATCTCACGGGCTACCTGGACGACACGCTGATCGGGCGCGTGATCGTGTTCCTGGAGGGCGACAACAAGGGCGTGCCGCGCGCGATCACCGACTACACCGAGAGCGGCGGGCTGATCACGTTCGCTGCGCTCCCGGCGGTGCCGGCCGAAGGCGCCGCGTTCAAGATCGTCTGATGGCGCTCAGCGGCGCGGTCACGCAGCTCGCGCTCTACGGCGGGATCGGCCTGCCGTACCCACCGCTCACGGTGGAGCCGGAGCCGCCGACACCGGCTGCGGTCACGGGTGGCGCGCACGGCGGGCGCTGGGTGCATCCGAATCGGCGCACGCTCGAGCGGGAGGGCGTGCCGGAGCGCGAGCCCTCACGCGAGCGTGCAAAACCGGAAGTGCAGGCCGCTGCCCCCGCACCGACACCGCCCCCTCCTACCTCTACCGGCGAGCTGGAGGTTCTCGCCACGGACCCGGCCGAGGAGGAGCTGCTGCTGCAGGCGGCGCTCGTGCTGCTCGGACTGGTGGACTAGTCCAGCCAGCACTGGACACGACCGCCGACGCGGTCAGACCACTGAGAAAATAGCCTGTGATAAGGGATCGTTATCAGAATCACGCGCGCTCTCTGGACAGCGGGTCCACCGACCCCTAAGGATAGGGGGATGAGCACCTCATCCCGCCGCCCCATCCCCAAACGCGTCATCCTGACCTCTGACCTGCTCCGACCCCACGGCACCCGGGTCACGGTGTGCACGCTCGACGGCCGCGAGCTCGGGTCGCTCGACCGGCCGCTCGCCGAGTTTCTCCAAGAGGCGCTGGAGCGGAAGGCGGGCGCGGCGTGAGCTACTCCGACGAGCGCAGCCTGATCCGCGGTCTCTTCGGCGTCCTCCCGCCCGGGCCGACGTGGCCGGCGAAGCGCCGCCGGCAGTGGCTTGTGGCGGCCGCGGCTGTCCTCGACGTCGTGTACCTCGACGAGGAGCGCGGAACGCTGCGCGGGCTGCTCGCCGAGCAGTGGTGCGGCGCGCTGCACGACGCATAGCGGCAGCGCCGCCAGCTCTGGCCGAGCACGCAACGCTGCCGCCCACGCGTGGCCCCCGGGGGCGCGGTCAGCTTACCACACTAATCGGTGTCGGTGTTACCCGCGCTGTACCGCCACTGTTCTCGGATTTTCCTGTCCGCTAGGTCCTCGACCGGCACCAGCTTCGCGAGGCCGTGCTTCGTGTACATCCGCACCGCGGCCATGAGCTTCCGCGCGTCCTCGACCTGCTCCGCGGTCGGGCGCGGGATCTCGACCAGCAGCGCGGCAGCGGCGCCGCATCCCTGACACGTGAGCGCGTCGGCGCGCGTGGTCATGTGCGCCTGCTTGGCGGTCATCTTGGGCGGGCGGTCGTCGACGTCGTGGCGGATCTTGCCGTCGACGCACGGGTGCCAGCGGCCGGGCCGGCGCGCGTTGCCGCAGTCGGGGCAGAGGGAGCTGGTCACGCGTCGGGCTCCTGCGTCCGGTCGCGCTCCTCGAACGCGGGGCCACCCACCTGGCGCCGCCACTCCACGCGCAGCATCTGGACCAGATCGGGCAACGCGCCCTGCGGTGCCGCCACGCGGAACATGCGCACCAGCATCCCGAGCAGATGGAAGAGCACGATGCCCGAGCTGCCCTTCACGACGGTCGCCAGAATCGACGAGCTGGCGGCGATCAGCACGAGCGCGGGATCCTCGAGCCGGGTCTTCTGCAGTTCGGCCCACGCGCGGTCGCCGTGGCTCATCGCGATCGGCGTGAGCTTGCCCGTCACGCGCAGCGTCTTCTCGCGGTCGACGGCCATCAGGCGCTCCGCTCCCCGCACAGGCCGACGTGGTCGTCGAGGCGGCGCTCCAGCGCGTCGATCCGCTCGTGTAGCTCCTCGAGCGCGGCGTCGCTGCTCGGCCCCACGACGCGCAGCCCCGCGTTCGGCCACAAGCCCGCGTCGCGGAGCGGCACGGTGACCTCGCCCTTCGCCGCCTCCATCCGCGCGAGCAGCCGGTTGGCCTGGGTCGCGATCGGGCCGGGGTCGGTGTCGCGCAGCACCGCCGGCCTGTTCCCCCCGAGCCACGTCACGCGCAGCATGCCGTCGGGGTCGATCGCAGCCGAGAAGGCGGCGCCGTTCACCGCGAATTCCTGGGGCTCGCCCGCGGTGAGGATCGCGATCCGGCGCCGCAGCTCGTCGCGCTCGGCGGTGAGGTCTGTCAGCTCGTTGACGACGTCCCTGAACTCCGCGCTGGACAGCGCGAGCGAGCGCCAGTCATTCTCGCGCGCGGCGAGGACCTTGCCGATGATCGGCGCCACGCGGTCGCTCGTCGGTCGCGTCGGATCCGGGCGCGCGACGTAGCGCGCGAGGATCCAGTCCGCGACCTGCCGCAGCACGATCGATCCCTCGGGAAAGAACTCGCCAAGGTCGCCGGCCTCCGCCAGCTTCCGCGCCAGCGCCTCGACGTCGGTAGGGTCGCTCATCGCATCAGCTCCCTGTGCAGGCCGACGTGCACCGCGTGCGTGTCCTCGTGGAAGACGTGGCAGCGCCCGCAGTAGCGCTGCTCCACGTCGTTCTGGTTGTACGACGTGAGCCCGCAGCCGTTGCAGCGGATCGCGGGCAGCGGGCCGTCGATCAGCGTGTACCGCATCGAGCGCACGTGCTCGGTCAGGTGCGCGAGGATTGCGTCGCGCGCCTGCTCCGGTGACACCTCGGGCTCCGGCGCGAACAGCGACCGCAGCCAGCGAACCAGCCGGATCAAGCCGCCGCCTCCTTGTGCACTTCGTGCACGCCCACCGCCAGCTCGAGCCCGATCCCCTGGCGCATCAGGTCCGTGATCCGCGCCAGCGAGAAGCGCTCGCCCTCGACCGCGTGGTACTCGTGCAGACCACCGACGTAGTCGACGACGCGCGCGATCGTCTGCGCGCTGTTCAGCGCCACCAGGCACTGCCCGCGCTTCAGCGAGCGCGCCTTCTTGCCCTGCAGCAGGTCGTGCTTCGTTCGCATGTCCTGGTTCTCGATCAGGTGGACCATCCGGCACTTCATCCGGTGTTGCCTTTCAAGTCTGCACCGCACTGCGGGCAGAAGTTCAGAGACCGGAAAGATTGCAGATTCGCACCGCACTGCGGGCAGAAGTTCAGCGAGGTCTTGCGGGAGCGGGGAGCGTTCGCGATGGCGCGGGAGTTCGAAGGGCGGGGCACGCCGCCTGCGCGGGTGATCGGCTCGGTCGGAAGGGAGAGCTGACCGTTTGTGGGCGGCGCCGCTAGATCGCCGGCAATCGCGGGGTTCGTGACCCAAGATGAGAGCGTGGATTCAGCGATGCCAGTCTCCTTGCTGATGGCCCGCTGGGTGGTCTCGCCAGCGAGCACGCGCGCGACAACGGCGCGCTTCGTCTCGAGCGAGTGGCTGGTGTAGCCACGGTTGCTACGAGTCGAGTTCCAGCCGCGCGCCGCGCGCGCCGCGTCTCCATCGTACGCCGGGTCGCCGCCGAGCCTCGGATTCATGAGCCAGCGGCGCAGCGTCGTGGCGTCGATCTCGATGTCTCGCGCGACGTGGGCCGCCACCTCGCCGGCCAGCACGCGCGCAACGACGGCGCGGCGGGTCGCTTCGTCGATCTCGCGGCGCTTGTGGCGCTTGCGGGTCACGAGGCGCGCTTCTTGCGCCTCGGCTGCGGCTGGCGCTCCACCTCGGCGTCTGCCAGGTCGCGGAGCCATGCTGCCGCCGACTTGCCGGCGGCGCTCGCCACGGCGGTGTAGCGCTCTTTCTCGTCCAGTCGGACTGGAACCTTGATGATCTCGTCGCGGGAGGCTCCCGCGGGGAGGGCGTTTCTGGGCATGGGGCGAGCCTACCGGGGGGCCAAAGGTTTGTCCAGTTCGGGCCCGCGGCGGCCGAAGAGGGCCCTGTGACACCGCTTGACGTTTGGCCAAAGGAATGGCCAAATGGCGTTGTGGGGACGAAAGGGCAGGCGATGACGAAGCGAGCGGCGAACGCGGTCCACTTGATCCTCGGCAACCGGCCGCTGTGTGGGGCCAAGCGCCCGAACGGTGGGCTGCACGGTGCCAAGCCTGGCAGCGGCTACGAGAGCGCAGTCGACTGCGAGCGCTGCCGAGCATCGGTGGCCCGCATGGCTCCGAAGCGCGCGCGAGAGAAGGCGAGCGACGCGACGGCGGCAGCCAGCCAGGAGATCAGCCGGTTGCTGCCGCTGCTCGACGACAAGGTGAGCCGGTCGGTCGACGCGGGGCTGAAGGGCGACTGGGGCCACGTCGGCGACCTGAACGAGATTGTGAGCAAGCTGAAGCAGCTTGTCGGCGAGGAGGGCTGACCATGACGAAGACGGTGGGACGGGGCGACGCGGCGAGCAACAGCATGCTCGCGGACCTTCGGGCGGCGCGGGCGGTGCGGCGGGCGACGAAGCGGGCGGAGCAGCACGGGCGCCAGGGATTCGAGCTGGGATTCGCGGCGAGCGACAACCCGCACACGGCGGGCACGCCCGAGGCGGCGGCTTGGGAGCGGGGGTGGGAGGATCAGCGCAACTGCAGCGACGAGGCGATGCTGCAGCGGCGGGTGCGCGCGATCGAGCGCAACGAGCAGGACGCCCTGCCCCCGCACAGCCCCTGGGCGAAGGGGGACGCCTGATGCCGATGAACAGACCGACCACGGTGCGCCTCGGTGAGCGCCAGAAGGACGCGCTCTCGTCGCTTGTGCGCGAGGGCAGCTTCCGCCACGGCGGGCACTGGACGATCGGCACCCGCAGCATCGCTCAACGCATAATGGAGTCGCTCGAGCGCGCGGGCATGGCGCGCAAGCAGGGCAGGATCTTGATGCCGGCCACCCGGCGCGGCGAGGCGCGCTCGGTGACGGAGTGGGTCCCGACCGACGAGGGCCGCGCGCTCGGCGAGTCCTGGGAGGCCGAGCGCAAGCGCCGACGCGCAGAGAACGACCGCGTGTGTGCGGAGATCGCCCGGAAGGCTCGCCCCGGGCAACTGCGCGCACAGATCGCGTATCTCACGAAGCAACTGGCCGAGGCAGAGGCGGAGCTCGCCGGCCTCGATGAGGGGGACGCCTGATGAACGTCAACGCGTACCTGCTCGTGCAGGTGGTCATCGACGAGGTGCGCCGCAAGCCTGCGCTGCTCGATCTTCCGCTGAGCGGCGTGCTGGACGCGATCTACCGCGCTTGCCCGCCCGGCGTGCATCTCGAAGGCGGCCCGCTTGCCTTCTGTCTGCGGCAGGAGTTCGGCACGCTGCTGCGCAAGTACCGCGCGCTCGAAGAGGTGGAGACTGACGATGATGAGGCGATTTGTCACTGCGGCCACGCGAAGGCGTGGCACATGGCCGAGCGCTGCTTGGTGAACGCTTCCGACATGTCGCAACCGCGCTGCGGTTGCGAGGGATTCACGCGAGACGAGGAGGCTACTCGATGAGTTTCGTACGTCTGTGCGGCACCGACGACCGCGCCGCCTGGCTGAAGGCGCGGCGCACCGGGCTCGGCGCGTCCGAGGCGCCCGCCCTGTTCGGGATCGGATTCCGGTCCCTGCTCGAGCACTACCTAGAGAAGACCGGTGACGAGCCCGAGGGCGATGAGCCCGAGGAGGAGAGCGAGGTGCTGCGCTGGGGGCGCCTGCTGGAGCCGCTCATCCTGAACGAGTTCTCGCGCGAGACCGGCCGGCGCGTGGAGCACGGCGGCCAGCTCCTGCGCTCGCGCGAGCACCCCTGGATGCTCTGCACGCTCGACGCCGAGCAGTTCTGCCCGAAGCGCAAGACGCCCGGGATCGTGGAGGGCAAGGCCACGCGCTGGCTCGCCGGCGAGTGGCTCGAAGGCGAGGTGCCGCGAAGGATCTGGATCCAGGTGCAGCAGCAGCTCGCGGTGACCGGGCGCTCGTGGGGCTCGGTGTGCGTGCTGCTCTTCGGCTCGCAGTTCCTCTGGAGCGACATCGAGCGCGACGACACGTTCATCAACGAGGCGCTGATCTCGGCCGGCGCCGACTTCTGGAAGCGGGTGCAGGAGCGACGGCCGTGCCCGCCCGACGGCACCGACAGCGCGCGCAAGGCGCTGCAGCGGCTCTACCCGGAGCACGTGCCCGGGAAGGTCGTGAACCTCGGCGGGGAGCTGGTCGAGTTCGACGGCGAGCTGCAGGCGCTGGAGAAGGACGCGAAAGCGATCAAGAGCCGAATCGACCACATCAAGCAGTCGCTCTGCATGGCCATCGGCGACGCCGAGTTCGGCGCCCTTGCCAACGGCGTCACTTACAGCCACAAACTCCAGCACCGCGGCGCGTACACGGCGGAGGCAACCAGCTTCCGCGTGCTGCGCCGACACGCACCGAAGGGAAGGTAGCCAGAGTGGCCGAGATGAAGAGGAAGCCCGCGCCGACGGCGCAGGGCGGTGGAAGCGGGAAGGGCCCGGAGGACGAGGACAAGAGCGGCGTGATCGCCATGCTCTCGCAGCCGAAGATGATCGCGCAGCTCCGCAACGCGCTGCCCCGGCACGTGACGCCGGAGCGGCTCACGCGCATCGTGCTCACGAACCTGCGCATGACGCCCGACCTGCAGCGGTGTACGCAGGCGTCTCTGCTCGGGGCGATCATGCAGGCGGCGCAGCTCGGGCTGGAGCCCGGCGTGCTCGGCCAGTGCTACCTCGTGCCCTACCGACGGCGCTTCCGCGATCCGAGGACCGACACGTGGCAGGAGGAGATGCTCGCGCAGCTCATCATCGGCTACCGAGGCATGGCGCAGCTCGCCTGGCGCTCGGCGCTGGTGCGGTCGATCGCTGCGCGCGCGGTGTACGAGGGGGACTTCTTCCTCTTCGACTACGGCGAGGACACGCTACAGCACCGGCCGAACGACGAGGACGACCCGGACAAGATCACGCACGTCTACGCCGTGGTGAATACCACGAGCGGCGGGCGCCTCTGGGACGTGATGACGCGGGCTGCGGTCGAGAAGGTGCGCGGGCGGTCCGCTGCCGCTGCATCGGGCAAGAAGGGCCCCTGGGACAGCGACTACGCGGAGATGGCGAAGAAGACCGTGCTGCGGCGGCTGTTCAAGCTGGCGCCGCAGAGCGCGGAGATGCAGACCGCGCTCGGGCTCGAAGACCAGGCGGACACCGGGGACAAGCAGACGTTCGAGATCGACATCCCGATGGACGAGTACACCGTGGACCGGGCGCCTGCGGCCGGGCCGACGCCGACGGCGCCTGACGACGTGCCGACGAGGATGCAGCTCGACGTGACCATCAACGAGCGGGCGGAGGAGTTCACGAATCCGGAGCGCGCGCGCGGGCAGATCATCGCGGTGCTGGAGCGGGAGTTCGGTCCGCTGCGCGAGCTGGCGGGGGAGAAGCTGCGCGAGGCGCTGGCGGAGGCGTCGATCGTCAAGGTGGACGTTTCCTAGATGGCCACGCGCGCAGAGATCGAGGCCGCGCTGGCGATGCGCGAGCGGAGCGCGCTGCACGCGGTCGACTCCGGGGAGCGCAGCGACGTCGCGACGATGCGCTTTCTCCTGTCCGCCCTGCAGGAGCGGGACGAGCTGCTGCTGGAGGCGGCGCCCTACGTGGACTCTGCGACCGGCGACGGTGAAGAGGCTGGGCAGCTTGCCTTGCGCATCCGCGCGCTGCTGGAACGAGGTGGGGCGTGAGCCCGTACAAGCTGTGTAAGCATGGCAAGTGGGATAGCTGCGCACACTGCGCCGAGCTCGCGCGCGTCCGGCGAGACATGGAGGACTGCGCGTATCAGCGCACGCTGCTCACGTCCGAGCGCGACGCCCTCCGGGCGGAGAACCAGCGCTTGGCGGACCGCATCTGCGCGTTGGAGGGCCACCCGGGCGCGCACGCCGCTTGGCCGGTCTGTACGTACCAGCGCGAGCGCGACGCCCTGCGGGCGGAGCTGGAGCGCTTCACGCGCATGGTATCCGAGGGCTCGGTCGAGCTGGCGGCGCAGGTCGCGCACACGCTGGCGGCAAGGCGGGATGCAGACGCCCTGCGGCAGGAGATGGAGCGAGCCAAGGCGTCCGCCGTCTGGCAGCGCAACGCTCGGCTCCGCGTGCGCTGCAGCGACGAGGCAGGAATCTACGAGTGCGCCCACGACAAGCCGTGCGAGATGTGCGTCCTGCGGGCGCTGGTCGCGGAGCTGGAGGCCGCGCTGAGGCCGTACCTCGTCGGCGGGTGCGGCCGGTGCGACACCGAGAGCGGCGACGTGTCGATCGACTGTCACACGTACGCAGATGCGGACGAGCCGTGCACGTGCCCGTGTCACGCCGCCCGCGCCGCCCTCGGCACGGAGCGGACGTGAGCGCCGAGCTCGACCGCATGGTGCTGGAGGCGCGCGACCGTTACCGCACCGCGTACACGAAGTGGATGCGCACGAAGAACGGGAGCGACGTCCAGGCGCGCGTGGACGCGCACGACGAGCTGGCAGCGGCCGAACGCGCGCTGCTGGAGATCGGGAGGAGGGAACGGTGAAGCTCAAGATGCTGGAGCTGGAAGTGGAGCGCGTGAACGACGTGGCGATCGAGATCCGGCAGGCGGATCCGACCGGCTGCTCCGACACGCCCATTACCATCGAGGTGACGCCCGAGCAGGTGCCGTTCCTGATCGAGTGGCTGCGCGAGGCGGCGCTCGATCGCAGGCCGGATCCGCAGTAACGCTCGCCGCGCCGCGCCCCCTCAACCTGCCCGCCCTCCTGCCGATGCATCGGGCAGGAGGGCGTGGGCATGGCGCAGGACGGGATCCCGAACGGGAACGGGAATGGACGCTCGCCGTCGAGCACGGCCCGCCGCGCCGCGTCGCACACCGTCGTGTCGGGCCAGGTCGTCGGTGTCGCCAAGCTGCTCGAGGGATTCGGCCTCGACCCGCTGCAGGCGTACGTGTGCGCGCTCGGCTACGGCGCCGTGATGGGCGCGGCCGGGAAGGTCGCGCGCGACGCGCTGCACGAGCACGAGACCGGCGTGGTGCGCATGGACGCGTTCGGGCTGTTCCTCGCAAACCTGTTCGCGGCGCTCGGCTGATGCGACGGCAGGTCGCGATCGGGGCGGTGTGGCTCGCGCTCGCCATGGCGTTCGGTGGCCTAGTGCTCCTCGAGCTCCAGCAGCGACGGCTCGGCTCGGCCCGCGCGGCGGTGCTGGGGCGCTGTGCGCAGCTGGATCCCGAGGAGCGCGCGTGCTGCCTGGGGCAGGTGCGGGCGGAGTACTTCGCGCCGCTGTAGCGACTTCCGGCCATCGGTCGGGCTATGCTGGCCGGATCACCGAGGGGGGTGATGTTGGATTCCGCCACCGCCGTTAAAAGCGAACGGCCCCCGCCAAGGGGCCGAACGCGCATCACTCTGAGGGGCAGTGCATTCCGCGGAACGCAGCGACAGGATAGCTGCGTTCCGGCTGGGCTGTCTACCCTTGAACGTGTCGGATCCGCTACGGGCGTAGCGCTGCACCCCCCTCGCAATTGCTGGGGGTGCTCGTGTCCGAGGCCGTCGTCCCGTTCGTCCAGTACCCGGTCCATGTTCTAGAGGCGCTCGAGCAGACGCCGCTGCCCGGTCAGCACCGTCGCGTGTTCGATAGCGTGGTGCGGCTCACGATCGGCTGGCATCGGCAGTCCGATCGCATCTCGGCTGGTCAGATCAGCAAGCGGACCGGGATCCCGCGCCAGCATGTTGCGGACATGCTGGCCGACCTTGAGCGGTGGGGGCTGCTGATCGTCGAGCGCGCCGGCCATCGCCGGAAGTCGACGCTCGCCGTGCAGCACGTCGTGGAGCGGTGGCAGGTGGGCGAGACGACGCATGCCACGCGGGTGCGCCGCGGGGCATCTGCCCCTGCAGAGCGGGGCAGATCATCTGCCCCGCCAGAGCGTGACAGCCTGCCCCGCCAGAGCGTGACAGATCTGCCCCGCCAGAGCGGACACTCCAAAGAGAGAAAGAAAACCTCTGAAAGAAAGCCGGAGTTCGCTGTCGCGCTTCCGGACCGGACCCGGGAACGGCGCGTAGCCCGCTCGGTGGCAGGGCCATGGGGACACCAACCGAGACCGTCGCCCCAGGATCAGGAGCGCGCTCGTGCCGAGCTCGCCGCCTATCGCGAGACGCTGGACCGCTCGAAGCGGGCGGAGTCGAGGCGCAGGCGCGACGAGGGCACACCGATCACAGCGGAGGCGCTCGCCGTGCTCGAGCAAGCGAAGGCCGCGCGTGCGGCGAGCGAGCTCTCTGACGCCGCCAAGGCAGGCCTCGAGGGATTCTTCGGGTCCGCTGCGCTGCAGAAGGCGAGCGCGGGATGACAGCCGCTCTCGCCGTGGAACACTCGACCGCGCACACGTTCAACGCGGCGATGCGCTGCAGGCGCTGCGGCGTGCCGTTCGACGACCGTGGTCCGACCTGCCGCGCGACGAAGAAGTGGGCCTTCCGTCGGCGCGACTCGCTGCTGCGCACCAGGCGCCGCGAGCTGCGCATGACGCAGGCCGAGCTTGGCTGGCTGCTGGGCGTCTCGGAGTACGCCGTCGCGAACTGGGAGCGGGGCAGTGCGATCCCGTTCGGGCGCAACGCCAGGCGTCTCGAGCGCGCCCTCGGCTACCCGCTGCAGGAGCTGCTGCCCGTAGCGGCCGCACCCGACGTCGCTGTCCCACAGTGACCAGAAATCGGTGGGTTAGCTGAAGATCGACCTTGAAAGTTGCAACGACACGCGTTGATCTATGTCAACACCGGGGGGTGACACATGGCAAAGCCAACGATCGCGGAGCTGCAGGCGCGCTTCGGACCGCACGAGCTGGACGGCGAATGCCTCGACCACGTGAGCGTGGTGAACGGGCTCGTCCTCGACCTGGCCGTCTCGCTGTGCGAAGTGGTGCCCGAGGGGCGACAGCTCTCGCTGGCGCTCACGGCGCTCGAGGAGGTCCGCATGCGCTCGAACGCGGGCATCGCCGAGCCGCTGCCGCTGGCGCGCGCCTGATGGCCAAGCAGGCGCCCGTTCCACGGACCGAGATCGAGCAGCGCGTGCTCGACGGCGCCGCGAAGGCGCGCACGGCACCGCCGATCCACGTGTCGACGGTGCTCGGCGACGGCGACGGCCGCTGGATCGGCGTGCGCTTCCGGCTCGACCCGGACGGCCGCTGGTCGGAGGTCTCGCGCACGGACCCCACGGGCCGCGCGTGGGCCGAGAGCTGGCTGGCCGAGGAGATCCACCAGCAGCAGGAGGCGAGGCGGGCGTCGTGAAGGACTCGCGCTGGAATCACGTTCGGGACCTGCTGCTGGAGGCCGATTGCATCGA